TACCTAAAACTCCGTTACAAGGGAAGAATCCTTTGAAACCAGTTGAGTTAATAGCTACGGAGATACCATCTACAAAACCATCAGTATCTGCATCAGTACCAATGTCTACTAAGTTTACGTTGTTAGCAGCAGCACTAGTTACAGTAATTGCTACGCCCATAGGTATAAAGTTTGAAGGTATACCTATTGAACTTTCCTTGTGGTCAGTACCTGAAGCAGCAATAGTGATAGAAGTGCTGTAAGTTGAAAGAGTCATCTCATTAGTGAGACTACCAGTTGTACTATCTTTTATAATAGTTTTAAATCCATTTTCTGAACGAACTGGACCATTGAATGTTGAAGTTGCCATATTAGCTCCTTAAATTACTGCATGTCGATTAAGTCTGCCGAGCCAGTCATACAGTGTTATTCGAATGCTCGGAATATTATTTTATTGTATCAAGTAACTTATTTAAATACCACCTAGCTTTTTCTAGGTCTTCTTTACCGTTTTTCTTTTCGTATCGCCACATGTATTTAAGTATGTTGCCTTTTAAGTAGCCAGAGAAAGCTTTCTCAGACATAGCTGATTGAATAGCGTCAATACATTCTATTGAGCCATCTTTGTAGTGTTTAGGGTTTATTTTGTCCATAGTAAAAGTTGGCGGGTTGAGTGAGAAACCCCCGCCAGAGGTTCCTTAAGTTAAACGACTTGGTTACGCTCCCGGAGAACCGAAGACACATCTTGGGTCAGAGAACCCAAATGAGTATCTTTCTCTAGCTTTGTAACGCACATTACCAGTATCAAAGTCTGCTTCCATAGAAGTTCTGACAGGAGACCTTTCGAACATTTTAAATCCGTTAGGTGCGTCAGTCTTAATAAAGAAAGCATCAGTGTCTGTTAAGTAGTGGTTGACCACGTATCCTTGAGGAATCATGCCCATGTTTCTGATAGCGTTAATATCGTTATCAGAAGTACCCACTCTTAAGTTAGTTTCAAGCAATCTGTCAGCAGTGAATTGTAGCTCTTTTGGAATAATTAACTTAGTTCCTTGTACAGCTATTTTTAATCCACGTTCGTCAATGAACGCCGCAATGTCAATCAATGCTTGTTCTAAAGAAGTTTCGTTTAAGTCAGCAGCAGTAGAAAGCTCATTTCTAAAGTTACCGCCACCGATAGTTGGGTGGTCAGTAGCACAGAGCTCTTTACCGTCGCCTCCAGCAAAACTGCTGTTGAACGCATTGTTTAAAACTGAGGCTGCTTTAATTTGCTTAGTTGTAGACATACTTCTAGCTAACGCACGAGTGTAACGAGCAGATAACTTGTCATACAAGTTATCTTCAATAGCTTCTTCTGTAATAGAGAAAGCTAATGCTACAGTTTCGTGTGTGTATCTAGCAGTGAAAGATTCTTGAGCAGAGTCAAACGCTACTCCTGAACCTTCTGATTTTACCGGTGCAGCGTCAAAGCCTGAAAGCATCACTTCTTCTTCGAATGCTCTGTCTGAAGACTCAGCGTCGAAAATTTCGGCGTGTTCGTTTTCATACTTGTCATATTCGAGTCCAAAAAGTGCATTTAGTCCGGGTTCTAACTCCTTAACTAATTGTGCTCTTGATATAGCCATTGATTATGTACCTGCTACTGGACCTTTGTAGGCGTGTTCGTTAATTTGAACAATCAAATTAGCGTGTGTACCTGCAATAGTTCCGTTGTTTTCATTGTCCACAACACCAACTACTTTAAGCTGTAGACCTTGAGTAGTTGCTAGTGTGCTTACGTCTAATTCTCTGGATGATAAACCAGTTGTAGTGCTTCCGCCTGTACCGACAGTATCAGCGTTTCTTCCTACAGCAGCTTGAGTAGATGCTGTGTCAGAATCACCTTGTATAGTGAACAACGTGTTGGGGTCGTCATAAATGTAGACCTCAATGTCTCCAGAACTAGCAGTTGTACTAGCTGTGTAGAAATTGCTCCATACAGGACCGTCAGAACTTTGATAGTGGACACCATTAAAAACACCAACAATGTTAGCGTCACTAACACCCGCTTGTTCAATGTAACCGCCGTTAAATTTAACTAAGTCACCTTGATAGATGTTAGAGCCGTAGCCTGATGGGTTGATAAGGTATTTCCTAGCTTGTGGAATAGCACCTGATGGAGATAAACCCTCGTAAGGTTTTAGTCCAAAAGCTGAATCTACATTTGCCATAAAATTATCCTAAATTCAAACAAATTAAAATTATAGAACTTAATCTTTCGATTGAGTTCCGCCAAATGTTACGCGACTCTGTCTATTTTTATTAATAGGCATGGCTTGATGCTCTTCTTTCATCAAATCGTTGTCTACTGACAACATTTGGTCCCTTGTCTTTGCTTTGAAGTATTCACTTCTTTCATCCACAGTTTCCTTAGGAATTCTGCAAAGAATTAGTCCACCTACGCCAATCACTCCTGCATATCTACCTTCATCAAGTGAGGGAGATTCAAAGTCAGGATATTCGTCTGCTCGAACAGGTTCCCAGCCTTCTCTAAGTCTGGCTGACATGTTCTTACGGTCATCATATCCTCTGACCTCTGTTCTCACCCATCTGTGAATATATCCTTCAGGGGGATTAGGTGCATCCAAAGCGGACGGGGGTGCCCAAGGTTTTCTTGCAGAGCTATGCTCTCTACTCTGGGCTTCGCGTGGTTGACGGGTTACGTCTTTTTTTCTGTTATCTGCCATATGTTACCTCCACGTTATTTAACATATTTCGCGTACTCTTCAAGTGGCACACCCAATTTTTTAGCTATTGCTACCTGTGAAGGTGTGAGTTTCACAGATTTGCGTCCAGTTTTCGCACCTCTTTTAACTGGTGCTACCGCTTGAACGGGTCGGCTTTTCTGCGAAGAGTCCTCATCATTAAATTTATGAGGAAACTCGTTACGAATTCTGTTATCTACTTCAGTATAATAGTCATCTGTAGTAGGGTCAATTCCTTCATTAACTAAGTCCTCGTGAATTGCAAAAGCAGTCATAGTCATTGCTCTATCTGTACCAAACCAATCATTGCTGTCAGCCCATTCTTGAGCTTTAGGGTCAGGTGTAGGAGTAGCATACTCTTGTTGCTGTTGAGGTGCTTCTGGCACTTCAACTTCTGTTTCTGCTGTTTCAGGAACGGCTTTAGTTAACTCAGTAATTCTTTGAGCTTCCACTGCCAATGCCGCAATCTTAGATTGGGCTTCTGTTTGTTTTTCTGTATCGCTTGATTCGTTAGCTAGTCTTAGCTCGTTCTTTGCTCTTTCGGTTTCTGCAGTAATCCTTTGAGCTTCTGCAGTTAGATAGTTTGTATTTAAGTCCGTCGTTCTTGTTTTTAATGTTTTATTTTCTTCCTGCATAGACTTAGCAAAAGTAGTAGCAGCTTCTTCTCTACGTTCAGCTTCTCTTAGTTTTGCAGTAAGTTTATTTATGCGGGTTTCAACCTTCTTGCTGTATTCTTCATGCTCGGAAGAATCCTCTTCCTCTACAGCTTCTGGTTCTGGGGTAGCTTCCTCTTCAATCACTTCCGTGACTTTAGATTCTTCTAATTCGACCTCTACTTCATTGCCGTCTGTGTCTAATGGCACTAGCTCTTCAGCTCGGTCTGTGGTCATTTCATTTTGCATGGTACCTCTCCATGTAGTTAAAAGTTATGCAGAATGGACTCGGGTTCAGGCACTACGGCTATAATCTCGTCGTCATTCAGTATCTTTATTTCTCCACCGTCTATGTCGATTCTTGACCCTGCATATCGTGCGAACAATATCCAATCGCCCTTCTTACACCACGGACCTGTGGAAAATCTGTCTCCAGTATACGCTAAACTTCCTACTTTTAAAACATAACCTAATGTAGTTGCTGCTTGTTGTCTGTCTAAAGTTTCGTTTGCTAACAAAATACCACCTTTGGTTTTTTGTTTAGCTTTATACGGTAAAACTAATATACGCCACCCAGTAGGTTCTGGAAGTTGGTCTATGACGCTTTCTTCTAGTTTCTCTGGGTCTAATGATTTGGGGTCGCCTTTCTTTTTGCCGCCAACATAGGCTTTATCTAAAATGCCTTCTTCTTCTGACTTGGCTTCCCACTTTTCTTCTAAAGCTGATTTACTCATCTTCTTGCTCCATCCTATCTAATAAAGATTTAATTTCTTCACGCAAGAAGTTCAGTGCTTGGATTTGACCAACTAAGTTCTGATAATGCTCGTGGTTTTCTACACCGCCACTAGCCATTATTTCTTTTATTTGTTCCTCTTTATTAGAGATAGCACGTTGAACTAAGTACGTGAAATTAAGTTCGTCTATGATTTGCCTCCACGTCTATTGCGGTCTCTGTCGACACCAGCTCTTAGGGCGGCAATATCTTCTTGAGATTTTATTTTCTCTTCTTCTAATTCTAATTTTCTTTCAGCTATTTCTTTATCATCTTCGTTTTCTTGTTCACGTATATCTAGTTCTTTGTTCTTCAGTGCTACTACGCCATCTTCAACATCTAGTATTTCTTCTAGTCTTGGCATAATCTCTTGTAGTGCTCCTAGTTCTGCAGTAGCTACATAGTTTGCCATAGCAGGATTAGGTGGTACTTGAAGTCCTTGGTCCATCATCATCTGTTCTTGTTGCAACTGTTGCATCATGTCTGGGTCTTGCATAGCCATTTCTTGTGCTTCGTTTTGTGCCATTAAGGAAACGTGTTGCAAGATGTGGCTAACTAAACCTTGTACTGCTACAGGATTAGACTTCACAAAATCGTTATCTAAGAAAGTCAGGTGCACCTCTATGTGTGTTTGGTGGTCTTGGTCAGGGAATGCGACAAGAGGTACACCTGCTAAAGCGTTTGCATTTTCCATCACTGGGTCTACTGGACTTGGTGGTGGTGGGTCTGGCATAAATAATTGTTCAACATTTTCTGTACCCAAAGCTTCATACATTCTTCGGTAAGCTTCTTTGATATTGTGTATCTCTGGATTGCTTTGTACTAACTGAAGCTCTTGTTGAGCCAGTGATATTCTTTGGGACATAGAGAAGAAGTTAGGGTCACTTACAGGAAGGACATCTACTCTCTCATCAAAATCTGTTTGTTTTACTGTGGCATCAGCCCCCGCCACCAAGTAAGGGTACTCAGGCGGAAGATATTCTGCAAAAAGTCTAGCTAATATTTTAAATTCTGTTTTCTGTGCATAGTGTAATCTTTTGTGCACAGCTGACATGACTCTAGTTCCTTGTTCTAGTAGAGCCATGGTTGTACCTACTGGTAGTTCTTGATTACCTTCACCAATGTTTAAATTAGTAATCGAAGCAAACCTTCTACCTGCGTCAACACAAATACCCATTAGTTGTAGTAATGTGCCTGACGGTTCTTTGTATGGTAGTGGTACTAGTGATTCTCTAAGTGCTCCGCCCGGTGCGTCTACGTCACGCCATTCTCCCGGCTCTAGTGGAGTTTCGTCGTCCCTGATTCTTAGTCCTCTAGCTTTAAAACCTGCTGGTAAGTTAGATAAAGTACCTGCGTCAATTAGTTGTCTTAATGCTGCGGTAGCAGTTTTAGATAAACCACCAATCATGTGGATTAGACCAAAGCCATAGAAACCAAGACCCGGTAAAAACTTGTAGTGTACAAAATAGTTTATTTTTCTTTTGAGGGGGTCGCCTTCTCTGTAGTTTCTACGAATAGATAATACTTCGCCAGAAGTTTGGTCAATGGTTATGACATACGGTAAGTGCATACCGTCTGGGTCTTCGAATCCTGCTAGGTCTAAAGTTGCATGTACTTCTAGTAAGTCATACATCATGTCATTACCAGAAGAAGTAATACCCTCTAGCTCATCTACTTTTTCTTTGACATCAGAACCTTCATTTACGTAAGCAGGTTTTATGTCTATATCTCTGTATGCACCTGCTAGTTGTTGACTACGTATTTCGTTGTGACTCATTTTTACAACTTGAGTAATTCTAGAACAAGTTTCTAAGTCACTAGCTTCGTATGGTATTAGTAAATCTTCTACAGGGATAAAGTGACTGCAAGGTCTTTGCGTCATTGGGTCGTAGTAAACTTTTTTAAATGCAGAACCGGCAAGTGGTAAATAGAAAAGTAGTTGGTCCATCTCTGGTGTGTACTCTTCCATAACAGAAGTTATCTGATAGTTCATAAAGTCCTGTACTCTTGCAGCTTGTTGCTGTACGTCAGGAGTCGCTGCTCCCATAACCTGTGCTTTGACTGGACCTTTTGCTGGTAGTAGTTCTTTGAAAGCTTGTGCTTGGAATTGCGTTACTGCTTCTGATAGTAATGGGTGAGTGACACCTGATGCTCCGGGAAACGGAGTTTCTCTGTCTTCTATTTTAAAACCAAGTAAGTCTAGTCCTTGAATGTAAGTATCTTCCCACTCTTGTCTACTAGCTTTGTCATCTTCGTAGCCACTAATTAAGTCGCTACTCAACATATCTAAATCTTGGTCCTCAATAAACTCTGCTAAGTTCGCATTAAAAGGAATCGCTGGTTCTTGTGGTATATCTTCTGGGAAGTAATCTACTTCTGCAGAGCCATCTGGGGCAAGTTCTACATTTACTTCTTCGTCGCCTGTAAGTGGGGAGTCTATCTCTACAAAAGTGTCAGCAACGTTTTGTGTCGTTGGGTCTTTGTCGTAAAGTTGAGAAATATTCTCAATATTAGTGGGAGCTTTTATTTCGTCTACCATAATCTAGTAATAACTTTTTATTAATCTTGGTTCACGTTCCTCTAGTTTCTCGTCATTATGGAGACCTATGAAACCACCTTGTCTATATCTTAGCAAAGCTTGTGTGGTCGAGTCTACTAAATCATCATGGTCGCCAAATGGAAAAGCAGCACACTCTTCTATCAATTCTTCTGCCCAACGTTCCTCAGGAGCGTACACCATACCTGATTCTAGTATTGGTGATACTGCATTTACTCTAGCAACTTTGTCTTGTCCTCTGCTCGGTGTGTAATTTACAACAGGAATTCCCATTTGACGTAGTTCATGTGTTAGTGGCATACCAGATGCCTTGGCTTCTATGATAACTGTGTCTGGTTCCCAGTATTTATACTGTTTCAATGCTTCTTCTTTGAGTTCTGGGAAGTCCCACCGTCCTTTTTTCACGTCTAGTAGCAAAATTGCTGGAGCACTTAGGGTTTCTTCTGGATAAAACACGCACCAAGTAGTGATTGCCGAGTAATCTGCGGTTTCATTCTTAGAAAATGCCGTATCATAGCTTTGAATTACGTATTGCATGTTAGGAATCTGGTCTTTATCCCACTTTTGCCACCATTCACGCTTTAAAATCGCTCCTTCTTCGGAAGTTGGGTTCTGTAACCACTGTGCTGACCACTTTGAGACAGGTAAAGACGCTTTAATACTCTCTAATTCCTCAATACTCCAGAATTCTTTCCATAATGGGTTGCCTGTCTCTGGAAAAATGGCTGGAAACTCTACTACTTCCCACTTATCTGCTTTTGGGTCGCTTTGTGCAGCCAATAATCTACCTGTTAAGTCCTTGGTCGACCATCTAGTCATCACTACGACAATAGAACCACCCGGTTGTAGACGTTGTCTTGGTCCAGAACTGTAATAATCCCAAGCATTGTCCAATGCTTTTGGTGAAAGTGCGTCTTGTTCCGAGTGAATATCAT